CTGTTCATTCTTGCCATCACATCATCACCTCGTATTTTGCATGCAATGACATCGAGATCCGTGACACCTGCCATCTCAGCCACGCGCAGTGCTGACCTCCAGTAAGTCACGTGTGCACGATCGTTAATACAAGCAGTCCCTCTCATGCCGGTAAACATTCCTTGCGAAGCGGTAAACTCGCCGACCTGAGGCACGACGATCCTTTGGTTCATTAATGACTCAGCAAGCCAATCAACTTCTTCTCGCCAGGATTCACAGATCCTTTCCGGGCACAACATTCCAGCTTGTTGTCGCACCGACAACACCACGTCACGCTGAAACTCAAGCGTGTGTATCTCATCAAATCCAGAATGGTCAGCACACAATATGTAGCCTCCGCCATCCATCAGTTCCACGTCCATTACAGCTTGTTCGTCCGGTCCCAGCCTGCCGCACAACTCGGGCAGCCGAGACTGGGCCGCTTCCATGATCGAAAATACATACGACGATCTGACATAGTGCTCAACTGTCGTGCCGTAGATAGACCTGGCTGCTGCCCTGTCAAACTTATCGGAGAAGGTCGCCTTGCATTCCGGCTCTTTTGTCCTCTCCAGCAACGTTTCGTAGTCCATAGACTCGACCACTGCACGTTTTTTCAGCCGATGTGTCCTGGTTCTTGGTCTCGCGTGCCACACGCGCAACTGCGTGACTCTATTTCTCCACCACTTGCTCATCTCGCTCAACACCTTCGAGTCGGGCAAATTATCAACTCCACCATCCCAGTAATAATGACAGGCATCATCACTGTTCAGCCCCAACAACATAGAGTAACTTGGGCCAGTAGGGATCGGAGGTGCCACCACCTTCATCTCAGTCATACCTGCGCGCAAACCTCGCGATAACACAACCCTGGCGGCTCTCGCGTTGGGGGGTTTTCGGGTCTTGCGTGCCAAATCGCCCATTTTGCCGACTTTCCAGCCAGGAGGGATAGCATCACAAGGGGGAGGCTCAGGCGCAATATCCGGCACGTCGATCGTCACCTTAGCACCACTGCCGGAACCACCAGCCAACCAATCCTGCCGTCTGGCAAAGTGTTCTCTAGCTGTCTCGTCGATGGGCCGTGTGGGTATACTCTTGTTGGCAACCTCTGACAAAATGCCTCGATACAGCTTTCGCCAGCCCTCCTCAGTCCACTCACTGTCAGGTCCATCTTCCGGGGCCAATAATACAGGCTTATTGTTAGGGTCCACCCTCAAGTCATAGTCGTCATTCCAGTCATAACTCCACCCAGCGCGCCCTGTGAACTCATGCAGATACACTCCCCCAGCTAGCTCATCCAGTCCAATCCTTCGATATTCACCTGAAATTGCCCTAAAGTATAGCGTCCGTTGCATGGCTGAAGTCATGGCCTTAAGAGCGTCCCTGAAGCCAACCCTTGACATAGCAAAGACATGATACTTTAAGATGTCTGGCCCAATCAATGTAGCCACAGGCACAGACATCGCCCATACAGTCCAACACGTCAACATCCCGCGAGTCACCTCGATAGACGAGTCAGCAATTGCCTCATAGACTAACCTGGCTCTAGGATCGCGTGGCCCCGCATTCCCGCACTCTTCCACCATCATTGCTAGCGCACTTCCCAAATCAAGCATCGTATGAGAAGCTTCCTGATCATTGTGGTGCTCGAAACATTTGACCAATCCTTTCCACACCCTTCTATCCTTAGACCATTTCTTCCAATACCTATTTAATACGGGCCGGATGTTTGCTCTCCTTTTCAACAACTGTTGCGCCCTTATCACCTTAAGTGACACTGGCCACCATCTCATGGCGGTAGTCAAATCACCAGTCAGGTCTGCCCACGGCGCGAACCAATCTCTCACCTTTAACCATTCCTCCTCACACATTAATCCATTTTCATACTCCCTCTCGGCAAGTTGCGCCCAGCCGAGGGTGATAGAGGGATTTTTTCCATCCCAATTACTACAAGGTATCGCCATGGGCTTGGGCCCGATCGGCCTAGCTCCAGTCGCGACGGACAGGCGAAACATCCGCGCCCACATCATTTCCCCGACTCCTCCATTGTGGTATCAGGAGCCAGCACCGGCATAAAAGAGAAAGTCGTGGTTGGTGTGATCTGTGGACTCAGCCCGCCAGCATCGTAAGATGCATCGACCATGGGTCCACGAGGCGAGATTTTATCGAGAGACAAGAACTCGCTCAGTGCTTGGTTTGCCCGTTGAGAACTGATCTGATATGCATGAGATCGCAGTCCGACCCATGAATGACCGATTATGTCTGAAGGTATGTCGAAGAAACCAGGGTGAGCAGCGTCACGTGCAAATGCGACAGCAGTGGCAGCGTTATCAATGATGCCACCACCGCCATACCTGACATCACGCCGCTGCACCAGCAAAGCCGGTTGTGGCTCACTGCAGCTCAGAGCTAAGCAGAGTTCGATGAACACGTCTGGCAATAGATATCGCCTATCGCCAGCAAACGAAACGTTGTTGAATGCAGTCCTCAACCACATTGCCCGTTGTGTAGCATCGTAATCCCTGTGCATCATGTTTAGCTCTCCGCCGCTCATGCACAACTCCATAAAGTAAGGGGAACCAGCGCACCGTTTTAGCGGGTAGACCATCCAGCTGGGTATGGTCAGTGGTATTCTATTAGGCCCCACCAACCTTGAGTAACTGAATCCTACCCCTCCGAGTGCACCGGGCACGCGGTTGCGCTGATATGTCATGAGGAACTCAACCCTAGCGCTAACAGGCGCAGAGAAGACGACATTAGCTAACCGTTGGCGGATGTGAGTATACGAAGCGCTGTATTTAGAGACAGTCCCTATTGCATTCAAGACCGCGTCGCGTTCCGTGTCAACAGCCACATTTGCATAAGTTCTGTCGATAGAAGACGCAGTTACAGTGCCTATCTGTAAAGCCCTTTCATTAACGTATATAGATATTAGTGTTCGGGCATGTAAGGCACGCATGAAGTTGAATCTTCGTTTTTTGACCACTTCAGCTAGTCTGGGGACTGCTACTCCGTTTCTCCCAGCCAAATAAGCAGCTAGGATTGTGTTTGATATCGGCGGTCTGAATACCAGAGCAGCGTCCGCAGACGGAGTCGCCGGTATCACGTACTCTTCAGCAGCCACACCGTTCAGTACATCGGCGGCTAATGTTGCACGTCTCCCAGATGCCAGATGCATAGCCAGTCCTAATCCGCGCACTGCGTCTCCGTCTTCATGCCGGAAAGAGGCCAAATGGCGTATCGCCTCCATATACTCTTGAATGCTAGGAGGTACGGCCCTCGCAGGAATGGCCACACCGCCTGGCTTTGTACATACCACAACATTAAAGCCAGGTATTGAATTGCGCCATGCAGCAGGCTTAAAAACCGCATTCTGCCAGGTGTATGACGGAAAAGGCCGATAGAAATCCGCCATTGCATCAACGACACCATTGGAAGCTGCACGAGGAGCGAAAAACCATCCCACTGTGTCATCATCGATCCCGGGGAAATTGGCATCCCAATTAGCTCGTCCGACGGCCGGGTCGTCAACCAGAGGCGCGGCGAATCCCGCGTTCAAAGCCATAACAAAACCAGGGTCGCCAGCAACATGTATTTGCTCACGCGTTTGAAACAATCCGAGTACATACAGCCACATCTTACAGTATCCCCACTCACTGTGCGAGTGTCTGCAACCACTGAGAAAATAGTCCCTCATCGTCGTGTTGAGTTGGTCTCGGTTGCCGAATATCACCGAAGTCAGTCCGGTAAGTGTTCGAGTATCTCCCACCGGCTTACTAGCGTCCAAAAATGCCTCTAACTGGACGTTATCCTTCACTTCTACTTTCACTCCGGGTGTCCTGTCCCCCATGGCATGGACAAAAGTTGCCGCTATAGGCACCATCATGAGTGTATCACTGTCACAGTCTACCAGCCGTTTGTCTCCGTTTCCATTGACCGATGAGTAGACACCTCGCCTATTGTAACTGCCGTAGAACCCGTTCGCCAATGCAGCACCGGTTGCTGGCATGTCCTGCACAGCCAAGACCCGTTCTGAATCACACAGAAACGGGTCGTATTTATCCTCATTCGCGAATGAAACAACTGTTCCAAACAGCGACTGTTCCGTCTCGTACACGCCCTCCGCGTACACGGCACTCTTGCTACCGTAATGAATCACGGTGTTCCCATCTACGTCAAGTCCCCTTCGGCGCTTGGGGCTGGACGGTATCGTGGTCTCAAAGACCTTTTTGCCCATAAAGGGGGTCGCGTCCCTGTCGTCGCGAACGGCGGCAGCATCATGCGACCTGATATTGTTTGTAGTCACGAAGGATCTCTCCCTCTCTGTTGTCAGGGCGTTGACAATTCGCCGTTTTACCATGGTTATAATATAATACTCACATGCTCTTCCGCATGCGAGGGCTGTCTTCTTTTCTGGGGTCCAGCTAACCCACTGCCCTGTTTCCGGGATCGAAGCGCGATGTGAATTCCGGTACTTCCGTATAGACACATCATGACACCGCGTCTTAGGTGCCAGCCACTAAGTGGCGTCCGTTAGGTGTTAACCCAGCGGTTTAAATTGAATGTGATATGCTTTAATAGCATACTCGTCGAACGACACCATAAGCCGACGCATCCGTTTAAACTGCTGGGCACCCTAACGGGGAAGATTCCCCATG